TATGAGCACTTTAAGTATTGCAGGAAAAGGAAACGGTACAGATTTATTATTGAAGGCACCTAAAGCCCCTGCGCACCTTGACACAGCTGCGCAGGAGGGTTACAAATGGATGGGCAACCTGCTTGCTCAGGCGCAGCGGCTTAAGCCTTACTACCTGCCTACCCTTGAAATTTTTGCCGATGCTTATGCCCAGTGGCAATTTGCCCTGACGGTTATTAAGCTTAAAAACGCTAATGATTTTGGCGCAGGTTATATACAAAAATTTCCGAATGGTACCAGTAATATAAGCCCTGAAATGACTGTGAAAAAAATGGCTGTGGAACAAATGCTGCAATGCTGTAAACTGTTTGGCCTTGACCCGAAAAGCGATAAGGAACTTAAAGATACCGGCAACGCAAACCAAACCAGCCTACTCGATGAACTGTTTAAAAAATTAGGATAACCTAACCTACTGTAACATTATGAAAGCAACTGACGAATTTAAAAAAGTGGTGCAGCAGTACCTTAACGATTATGCTGCTAAAGATCCTTTGTTTGCTGTAGCGCTGCAAAAGCCCGGCAAAAACATCGATGACTGTGTAACCTATATTTTGAACTGGGTTAAAGCAAGTGGTTGCGCTGGCTTCCCGGATGATGAAATTTTTGGGCAGGCCATACATTACTATGATGAAGATGTTATCGATATCGGTAAACCGGTTACCAATGTGCAGGTGGTGGTAAATCAACCTGTGGAGCTTAGTGCGGGTGATATTGAACATGCGAAAAAAGCTGCGTTGGATAAAGTTGTAAATGAAGAGATAGCGAAGCTGCGCACCAAGCGATCAAAGAAAACAGAGGTTGCAGCAGAAGAGCAAACTACATTATTCTAATCTTATGGAACCGAAAACCAAACTGCATAAATCAATAACGGGCCTGAGCGCCCAGCTTCCGGTTATATCGGATGTGCAAAAGCAATGGGCTTTTGATAAGTGCCTTAAAAAGTATGGCATACGTTCCAGGAATACGCTTTTTTGTCTGGAGTGTGGGCATGCTTGGAAAAATGAATCAAACCTTATTACGGCGCTTGAAGGTTGCGTTTGCCCTGGCTGCGATAATACATTAAAACTAAAACAAGGTGGTGGCCCGCAATTTCAGGAAATGGAATATTGCGGCATAATAACTACCCTGGGCAGTTATCAGGTTGTGCGTATTCTTTGCTTACACAAATCGATGAAAAAAAATCAAGGCGCCGCCTATTTTGGTGATGAAGTAATGCAGCATTGGATTGATGAATCTGGTAAGGTTGTGACATTAGAAAAACAGGTACGTGGTTTTTCTTATCAGGTAGATCTTTGGTTATACTCTACAGCATTGGAGGTTCGCACAAAGTCTGCTCGTTCGGAAATAAGGCACGCTATAAATCCCTGGGCTATTTTTCCGGCAAAAAAAGTGCTGCCTATTGTAAAACGTAACGGTTTTAAAAGTTCGGTATGTGGGATATCGCCTATTAAATTTTTTGTGCTGCTTCTTAAAGATGCTTTTTTTGAAACGTTGATCAAAGCGGGGCAGTATTCGCTTTTAAAATACTATCCGGGGCATAAGTCTAAGGTTCGTGATTATTGGTATGCTGTAAAAATATGTATGCGTAACGGTTACAGGGTTAAGGATGCCTCTATATGGTTTGATTATTTGGATTTGCTCGAATATTTTGGTAAAGATCTTCGTAATGCAAAATTCATTTGCCCGGCAGATTTGAAAAAAGCACACGATACCCTGATGTATAAAAAGCGGGGTGAAACGCCTGCTGATGCTGAAGAGGCTTTTGTTAAGCGGCGCAAAAAGTTTTTCAAATTAAAGTTTCAGGAAGGAAAAATTAAAGTTCTGGTTATAAAAAGTGTGGAAGATTTTAAAAAAGAGGGCGATATTTTAAAGCACTGCCTTTTTAAAAATGAGTACCATAAAAAGTCTGATTCACTTATACTTTCTGCCCGAATTGAAGATAAGCCTATTGAAACTGTTGAAGTGTCATTGAGAGATTTTGAGGTTTCTCAATCGAGAGGTAAAAATAATGTTGCCACCAAATATAATGCTGATATAATCAACCTTGTAAATAAAAATATGCACGCCATCCGGGCGATCGCAAATTAAAAATATGAAAATAACCCCTGAGATGCGCGTATCGGTTCCGTTTCAGTACGCTTTTGACGTACGGGCGGGGCGCATCGTTACGGGTAAGCGCATTAAACAGGCGGTAGAACGGTTTTTCAGGTGGATTGATGAGGCAGATAACAGGGCTTTTTACATCGATCACCGGGCGGGCATGCGGTTTATTAACTTTTTTCCTGCCTGCCTTAACCATACCGTGGGGCATATGCAGGGCGAACCGTTCGTTCTGGCGCCGTTTCAGCAGTTTGCCTGGTACAATATCATGGGCTGGAAAAAAATGCGCGGTGCGAAGCCTAATGCCGATACCGATTTGCGCCGCATTAGTACCGTGTACGACTGCCGGGGCAAAAAGAACGGTAAGACCGCCGAAATGGCCGGGGCCAGCCTATGGATGATGGGCCTTGAAAGGGTAAATGAAGCACAGGTTTTTGTGGGCGCTACTAAAGAAGAGCAGGCAAAACTTTGCGTTAAGCAGGCAAAACAGTTTATCAGCAGTGCTAAAAGTAACCCCATCCTTAAAAAATTGGGGTACGATACGAACCGGAATTCAGCAATATTCAGGCCCTTTGACAGTGTGATGAAGGCGCTTAATAAAGATCCTGAAAAACAGGACGGTATTCAGGTGTTTTTTGGTATTGTCGATGAGTACCACGCCCATCCTACCGACAGGATTAAAGAAAATATGCAAAGTGCCACTGTGCTTTTTAAGCAACCGCTCATGTATCACATTACCACGCGGGGTTATAACATGCAAAGCCCGTGCAAAAACTTTGAAGATGATCTTATAATCCCGGTGCTGGACGGTTTGGCCGAAGTAGACCACATTTTTGCGATGATTCATGAAATGGACGAAGGCGATGACTGGGAAGATGAAAAAAACTGGGTAAAGGCAAACCCGCTGCTGCATAATGGCCTTGACGTGTCAGAACTGCGCAAACTGCATGAAGAGGCAAAAGTACAGCCCAGTAAAAGCAGGGAATTTAAGACTAAAAACCTTAACATGTGGGTAGATGCGCCCAGCGTATGGATACCGGGCGAAATCTGGGCAAAATGCAGGCATAACCTTACGCCGGAAGAGGTGGCGGCGAAGTTTGAAAAATTTGGCGGCTATGCCGGGGGCGACCTTAGTTCTAAACTGGATTTAACGGCCTATGTGGCCCTGAGCGAACCCGATGAAGAGGGTAACCGTTATATAGTGCCGCGTATTTATTGCCCGTTAGAAAGCATCAGGGAGCGTGCAAAAACCGATAAAGTGCCTTATGTGGCGTGGATGGATGCCGGATTGTTAACCGCCACGCCCGGCAATGTGGTAGATTATGGGGTTATAGAAGCCGATGTTTACGATCATTTTACCCGCAATAACATAGAGCGGGTGGGTTTTGACCCGTGGAATGCGTCGCACCTTATTTCAAACCTTATGGATCGCGGTATTACGGTAAGTGAGGTTAACCAAACCATGGCTACCCTGAGCGAACCTACAAAAGAGTTTGAAGCCCTGGTGCACAGCGGTAAGATACGGCACGACGGCAACCCTATATTGGCTTGGATGATTTCGCGCTGTATGCCCATTTACGATACTAAAGGCAATATGATGATACGCAAGGCAGACCGGGCGCAGGCGGGCACCATTGCCCGTATAGACGGCATTGCGGCGGCAATAAACGCCCTGGCAGAAAGTATGAGCGGACCTGTTGAGGGTAACCGCAGTATTTATGATAAGCCGGGGCAGGAGTTCTGGGGTGGGTAGTAAAACTAAAAGTTATGGAAACAAAGTGTTATTTATGGATTCACGCACCGTCTAAAACAAAATATTTGTTTGTCCAGACCGGTAAAGACCGGGTGCAAATTGCAATTGATGACTGTGACTGGGCAGAATTAAAAATTGACGGCGTTCCTGAATTGAAAAGCCCGGATGAAATGACAGGGTTAAAGAAAAAATATTACGAGCGTAAATTTACAACCGAATAAAAATAGAGATATGAAAAGTACAGATTTTAGGATTGGCAATTTTGCCCAGGATCAAAACGGGAACTTATTAAAGGTTTATAGTCTGACGGAAGAACACGTGTATTATTTCGTAGTAGACCGTTCTAAATTTCCCCTTCCGGAAGGATGGAAAGCCGAACCGATACCGATTACTAAAGATTGGCTGCGTAAGTTGGGTTTTTCTAATAAGTACAGTGAAAATTGTTACATCGTTGATTTTGGCGGCAATAATGAGTTTTTTGTTTTCAATTCTGAAACTCCGGTTGCAAAAGCTAATGATGTTAAGCCTGGTGAATTTTACACCACGTGGACTTCAAAATCTTGTATTCGTGTTATTAAAAATGTACACGACCTGCAAAATTTATTTTATGCATGGTCTGAAGGCCGGGAACTTGAATTTAGCGATAACCAATAAAAATATAGATATGAAAGTAAGCGAATTAATGGCAGTCCTGGCTACAATGCCGCAGGATGCCCGTGTCGTGGTTTTTGACAGTGAACGCAATGCGTATGAAGGCATCGGCGAACCTTCGGCAGAAGGGTGTTATTGGGGCTTTGAGGTGGATTATGATAATGAAATGTTTTTCCCGCTCGATACCGAAGATGAAATCCCTACACCTACCGTGGTTATTTCTTTTGAAAGTGATTATATAGAACGTGAGCAGCAAATTTTCCGGGTTGAAGCGATGCTGGTTGATGATGCGCAAAAAGCTTTGCGAATAGAGGCTTTAAAATCTACGCAGCAGGAGTGTTATAAAGGGCACGGCCCGTGCGATTGTCCGGGGTTATGTAGGGAAAATTGTTAGTTAGAGGCATTCTAAACTGTAACAATACAGGATAAATGTTAAAACTACACTAAAAGCGATATCGTTTTCGTTGTACATTCACCAACCCTTAACCAAATTACATTAATGAATCACCAGGAAATTGCTAATCGCGTAGCAGAAGAAAAGCTTCGCGGCCAGATTGCCCTCATGCGCCGGCTATACTCTACAGAGGGTTTTTGTAAATATTGGTTTGACCAGTTGCCAAATTACAACACCTACCTTGAGTGCTATGCCGCGGTAGAACTGCAGCACCAGGAATTGTTCGGGGTAATGAAGTATAGTAATTACGCCGCGTTTAGTAAAGCGAAAGCGAAAATTTTTAAAAAACCATGAAAAAAGAATTAATGTACTGGGCCGTATTTGTGGGCGGGGCGGCCCTGCTTTTTGCCTGCTCAATGCTTTTAGACCTGTACTGGGTGCAGGCCCGCATAGTGCGCCAGGTTATAGTATATGCCGTAATGGCGGTTATAGCTTGGGTAATCTGGAAAAACCTTAAAACAAGTTAACAATGAAATTTATACCCATACTTTTTAGCACCGCAATGGTGCAGGCCCTGCAAGCCGGGCGAAAAACGCAAACCCGCCGGGTTGTAAAGCCGCAACCTATTGATAACACTGAAGTTGATGGCAATTTTTTTGAAGGTAATTATAAAGGTTTTGTAAAAGTAGATGGCCATCCAGATTGGCAAAGATTATTTGCAGAAAATCATGGTCCATACAAAAAAGGCGATGTACTTTGGGTTAGGGAAACGTGGGCTAAATTTGATACTCTTGCCAAAGCCGGAATTGAGCAGGAGTTTATTTATAGATCTTTGGGCGAAAGTATTCCGGGGTTAAAATGGAAACCCTCTATTTTTATGCCTAAAGCTGCGGCGCGCATTTTCCTAAAAATAAAGGATATCCGGGTGGAGCGCTTGCAGGCAATTAGCGAAGCCGATGCAATTGCAGAAGGTGTGGAAAAGTATCACGATACAGGTTTTTATAAAATGTATGGCGGTAAAAGGGAAAATGATTGGGTTGCTAATGCATACGCGTCTTATGCTTATTTATGGGAAAGCATAAACGGGCCTGAAAGCTGGGATGTAAACCCCTGGGTATGGGTGGTAGAGTTTGAGCAAATCGAAAAACCCGAAGGCTTCCTGTAATCACTGCCCTTTAATCCGGTCGCCCCATCCCGGCATAGCGGCAATGCGCCGTTCTTTTTCCCTTTCCTCTTCCTGGCGTTTTAACCGGGCATCGGTGGCGGTTTTCTCGTCCAGCATTTTTGTAAGCTGGGCGTTTACCTGTACATACATCCGGCAGAGGTTATAAGGTACACTGATGGTAGAAATTGTAACCTCCCATATAATCTTACCCTGCTTTTTTATGCGCCCGGTTATGTGGTTGCCGGTGGGTTTCCACCGCAACCATACGCCCAGCTTTTTAGATTTTACTTCACAGTCATAAATAATATTCTGCATATCGCGCACGGTAAAATTACCATCTTCTACCTGTTTATCATTAAACGTCATACCAAATTATTTTCTATGCAAATTTATAAGAAAATAATCTTACAGCGTAAGCCTGTTTTATAATTTTTAAAACACTTGTCCAATTGACGAGAACCACGCCTTACTGCCGTGCTACTTTAGCGGCATTAATGCAATGCTATGGGCTTTTTTACAACCGCTTTTCGTTCTGCTGAAACCGATGCTGCTGCCGGGGCTAAACCCGTGGGTGGCGGTTTTTGGGACTTTGTTTTGGGTAATGCCGGCGGTACCACGCTTGCAACGCCTAAAACCGCCCTTTACCTGAGCGCTTTTTATAATGGTGTAGAAATCATTAGCGGCGATATTGCTATGTTGCCTAAAGGTGTGTTCCGTAAAGATGGCGACAGCCGCGAAAAATTAAGCGATCACCCTGTAAATGCCCTTATTTCCCTGGAGCCAAACCGCATGATGAATGCCTTTGATTTCTGGAAAATAATAAACATGTCTGCAATCTTAAAAGGATCGGGGTTTGCGCGTATTGTGCGCAATACCCGCACCGGTAACCCCGATGCTTTTTTATTCCTCCCTAAAGATGATGTTACCGTATTAGAAAAAGATAACCGCCTTTGGTACAAATACAAAGGTGAAACCATCGATGATGATGATATGCTGCATTTTAAGGGCTTTACCCTCGATGGTAAAAGTACCTGCGGTGTGGTAACCTATGCGGCGGCCCAGTTGGGCGTTACGCTCGAAGCCCAGGCTTATGCCGGCGACGTGTATTCTAATAAAGGCCTTTCGTATGGTGTTATCGAAACCGATAATGCAATTAAAGACCAGGATGTAAAAAAACAAATAGCGGGTGGGTTTACCACGGCGCTTTCTGCTAAAAATGTGCACCGCGTGGGTGTTTTAGATGATGGTTTTAAATATAAACCCATTTCTATAACCCCGGCAGAGGCCCAGTTTTTAGAGACTAATAAAAACGGGGTTTTAGAGGTGTGCCGCTGGTTAAACATTGCGCCGCATAAGCTTAAAGAACTTTCTAACGGTACCTATAGTAATATTTACCAGCAAAGTACAGAGCATGTGCAGCATACGCTAATGCGCTGGATTGTGAGTAATGAACAGGAGTGTAACCGCAAATTGTTTTCTAAAGCCTTGCGGGGTATAGAGTACGTAAAATTTAATGTGAATTTCCTGTTGCGCGGCGACCTTCAGATGAAACAGGCCTACTACACGGCGGCAATTTACAGCGGTTATATGAACCGGAATGAAATACGCGCCCTCGAAGATTTAAACCCTGTTGATGGCCTTGGCGATTTCCTGCAGCCTACTAACCTGCAAACCCTTGAAGCGATGATTGCAAACCTTAAAACCCTACAAAACGATGCCGGAAATAAAACAACATAAACCCGTACTGCGCTTTGCTACGCTGCGTGCGGCCCTTACCCCGGAACAAATTGAAAGCCGCACGGCAGAATTTGTAATCAGTACCGAAGCGGTCGATACATACGATACCGTTTTTAAACTTTCAGGGTGGAACCTGGAGCGGTACCTTAAAAACCCTGTGGTGGGGTATAACCACCGCCTGGGCGCGTGGAACGATGATCCCGATAATGTAATTGGCACCAGTGAGGTTTTTGTAGAGGGCGAAGCCCTGATAGGGCGCGTAACCTTTGAGCGTGCAGAAATAAACCCGAAGGCTGAAAAGGTTTTCCAGAAAGTGCAAAGCGGTACGCTGCGCATGGCATCTGTAGGGGCGTGTCCTACACGCGGGCACTGGGGCGATGAAAAACTGGGCGAAAATAAAGATGTGATCTATTTTGATGAAACGGATTTGTTTGAATGGAGCATCGTTGATATTGGCAGCAACGCCGATGCTTTAAAGCGCAGTGCAGAAACTTTGGACGCTATCCGTACCGAAATGCCAAAAGAAGATAAAACGCCTGCTGAGGGCATTACAATAAAGCGTTCGCTTGCTGAGCGTCAACTAATGTTAAACAAGAAAAAAAGTACTTATTAAGATGAAAAAAAGCGTTGAGTTAAAACAGTTGCGCACAGCAAAAGAAAACGCGCAACAGGCCATAATTACACTGGCCAGAACAGAAAAGCGTGATCTTACCCCTGAGGAAGAAACGCAGTTTGATGCATTGGGCGCTGAGGCCGATGCATATACCAAACAAATTGAAACCGCTGAGAAGGCCGAAAAACTGGATCGTACCATTGCGGCCCGTTCTGCAGATCCTGTGGATAAGGACCGTGGCAATGATGATGACGGTGAAGGCAAGGAAAAGCGTTCGATGTTTGGGCAGTTCCGTATGGGCAGGGCTATTGGCATGGTGTCCAGGGCGGGAGATTTAAACGGTGTGGAAAAGGAAATTAATGATATGGCCGTTAAAGAGTTACGCGCGCTAAACATTGATGTTCCTGAAAGCGGCCTTAATATTCCGGCTTCAATGATGAGGGCGGCATATCGTGCCGATGGTCAAACGGTAACGCAGGATGGCGGCCTGTACGGTGGTGTGTTGGTAAATGAAACCGGTGGCGAAATGTTGCAGCCTTTTTTACCAAAACTTACTGTAGAGCAAATGGGGGTAAAAGTGCTTACCGGCCTTAAAGGCAACTATCCGCTTTACAGCAGTGATCAGTTCGAGTTTCAAAACCTTGAAGAGACAGAAGAGGCAGATCCGCAAAAAGTGAAATACTACAAGCGTATTATGAAGCCTAAGCGTTCGGCTTGTGTGGCCCTGATTTCAAACCAGCTTATCATTCAATCGTCTATCGATGTAGAGAATGATATCCGTACTAAAATCGGTACCGCTTTAAACAGGCGTGTGTTTATCGACCTTATTAACGGTAGTGGCGTTGGTGCAAACCCGCTTGGTATCCTTAATGATGATATTTATGAAAGCACCGCGGCACAGGGCCCGTTAACACTTGCGAAGGTTCTGGAACTGTTAGGCGCTGTAGAAGATGAAAACAGTACTACAGAACAATTGGCCTTTCTTACTAACAGTAGGTTAGCCAGGACGGCCCAAGGTATAAAACTTGATGAAGGCAGTGGTGTTTTCCTTGCTGATAAAGATGGCAACATCTACGGCAATAAAACCTTCAGGTCTACGCAGGTTCCTACCGGTGTTGGTACAGGCAGCGTTACAACATACCCGCTTATCTATGGCGATTGGGATGCTGCACGCGTGGGCTTCTGGGGTGGTATGAATATTATGGCTGACCCTTACACTAAGGCGGCATCTGGCGAATTAAGGCTTATAATGAATGTGTATAAAGATTCATTGGCTTCTAATCCTAAAGCGTTCGCGGTTAATAAAAACATCACACTATAAATTATGGCGGCAGAAAAATCACATTTAAAGGTTACTGCGTCGCTGTCCGGTTTATTCAACCTGTCTTTTTATAAAGGGCAGGTTGTAGAGATCGGGCCTGATGTAGACGCAAAACAGGCTGCAGAAATTGTTGATATAAGGCGTGGCGAATATGTAGACGGCCCTGAGGGTACCGATAAAAAGAAAGCCGATAAGCCGAAGGAAACAAAAGCTGAAAAAGAGGCACGCCTGGCGGCAGAAAAGGCCGATAAGGAACGCGCCGATGCTGAGAAAGCAGAGCAGGCACGCCTGGCGGCAGAAAAGGCCGATAAGGAACGCGCCGATGCTGAGAAAGCAGAGCAGGAACGCCTGGCGGCAGAAAAGGCCGCAGCCCCGGCGATTGACTTTGATAAACCTGCGGATACTGAAACGGGTGCTACGCCTGCAGTTACAGAGTAATAAACCTTTTCCCTGCTATGAAAAGAATATTCGCTACTTGTAAATATTAAAAATTAAAAACAATAGTACCATGAAAAATTTTGTAAAGATCGCCCTTATCGGGGCACTGGCGTTTGTACTGTCAACGCCCTGCGAAGCGGCAACCCTAAAACCTGATGTTATGGAAATTACCTTCACGCCCACGGCAGATTTTGAACTGATAACCCTTACTGAGGCTAAAGCACACTTGCGCCTAGATGCGGCGTTTGATTATGAAGATAATCTTATCCTGGCCTACCGTGATGCGGCAATTAGCGCGTGCGAAACCTACATGAACCGTGATATTGTTTCGGGTGCCTTTGAGGTTAGCGGCAAAACCTATGCTGATATTAGTATACGGGACTGGCGTAAAGTGGGCATTGCAGAAACAAAAATATTGGTTTCCGGTATTGAAGATTATGACGTTTTAAGTCCGGATTTATACACTATTGTTAACCACGGGCGATGCTATACTATAAAGGTAAATTCGGATGTGCCGGCCCTTCAGGATGTATCCGAAGCGGTAAAAATTACAGGAACGTTTACCGTGCCTATGGTGGTGAAGCAGGCGTGCCTTATTACGCTAACCGAATTTTATGAAGTGCGCGAAAATCGCCCTGATCCGGGTAATGATGTGGCCCGAAAACTACTTTTCGGACACCGTAACCACGCCTAACCATGGCTAAGGATGCGCCGTTTATAGGCGCAATGAACCGCCGCGTGTCTATTTATAAAACAGAACTCGTGCCAAACGAATTATCGGAACATAAAGAAACCGATGTTTTAGTGTGCGAGCCCTGGGCGGCCATGAAGGATACCAGCGGCAATCAGGAAATAGACGGCGCAATTGTAAGTGTGGTAAACCGCAGTTACACCATACGACGCAATCCTGATGTTGTGGCCGGCGGCCGCCAGATGATACTGGTAGACGGCGCGCAGCGCTTCGCGGTGCACGGCATGAAAGAAATAGGTCGCACCCATCTTGAACTTTTAGTTACAGCTTATGAGTAGGCAATTGGTAGAAATTACGGGCTTTCCTGAACTCATTGATAAGTTGAAAGCGCTGGGCGATGACAAAAAGAAAAAAGCGCCTATGCTGCGCGTGTTGCGTAAGGCGGCGCAAACTACGCTTAAAGCCGCGCGGCAAAATGTGCCTAAAAGTAAACGACCGCATTTTGTGGGTGGTAAAAACCGCCAGCGTAAACTAATACAGCCCGGTAATCTTAAAAAGTCACTGGGGGTTATTAATGCCCGGCGGTCAAAAAATCCGATGGTGGTGGTTGGGCCACGGGCAAAGGGTAACCAGGATGGCTGGTATGGCCATATTGTAGAATATGGGCACATTATTTACCGTAAAGGTTTTAAGCGTAAACACTCCAGGAGTGCACGGGCACGGGCGCATAATCTTGCCGGTGCTATAAGGCATACAAACCCACGGGAGTATATGAAGCTTACCCTTAGGCAAACTCAGGGCGGTGTCTATGCAGAGGCCGAAGCCAGATTGGCGCAGCTTATCCAAAAAGAAATTGATAAACTAAGCACGTAATGAAAGAGCAAATGCTGTTGATGGTGGCCTTTTTAAAGGCGCAGCCGGGCTTTACTGATGTTGTGGGTGCTGCGGCATCGTGCAGGCTTTATCCTGGCGTGGCTAACGAAAAAGCCGCCCTGCCTTTTGTGGTTTATAATATGGGTAGTGTGCCCTATACTAAAGATGCACGGCAATACAGCGTAGTGCTGCAGATGTTTTTTGCTCCCGGCAAATATACCGAAATGGTAGAGTTTGCCGATACGTGTGTGGCGCTGCTTAGCGATCGATACGATGTAGGCCCGGTCGAAACCGACTTTGCTGAAGATGTACAACAATTTTTTACAACAATACAATTTAATATATAAGCGATGGCTGAAATAAAAGGAAAATCACTTCGCGTGAAAATAGGTGATAAATGGCTTTGGCATGCCACATCGTGCGGTATTGACAGTACCAGTAAAACCGATAGTATTGCCACAAAAGATACAAATGGTGATGTAGTTTCGATTTCCGGTTATAATTACACCCTGAGCATGGAGGGGCTTTATGCTACGCTCGATGGTACCAGTACCACGCATGTGACGGCGGATGATCTTATGATTATTCACCAGGCAGGTACGTTAGTGGCGTGGGAAATGTTAAGTGCCGACAGTAAATATAAATACAGTGGCACGGTATATATTACCCAGGGTGGTATTAGTGCGCCTGTAGAGGGTAATGCTACGGCATCGTTCTCGTTTACCGGTAGCGGCGATTATGAAATCGAATTGATTACTCCATAAAGAATTACACTTTCTTTCTATTATTTTAAAGGCCCTGCGCTTCGGGGCAGGGCCTTTTTTTTTTTAACCTTTTACTACTACTATTATGAAAATTGAAATAAACGGGGTACAAATTAGCCTCGAATTTAATTATAAAACCCTTCGTATCCTTGCAGAACTTTTGGGTTTAAAATATGTGCAGGAGGTTTTTAGTGCTCTCTCAGATTTTGGCGGGCGCGAAATAGATTTTTTTGTTACCCTGGTGCTGGCCTGCGTGCGGGCTTCCGGTAATGACACGATTACTGAAGACCAGGTGGGCGATTGGGTGTTAAGCAACATGGCAGAATTGCCTAAAATATCGGCTGCTTTACAAAGTGTATTGCCGCAACCTGAACCTGATGACGCGGGAAACGTGGCGGCGCTTCCGGTAACGGGAGCGGAAGTATTGAGCCCGAAAAACCCCTCGACTGGGACGGACTCGAAGCAATAGCCCTGGGGCAGGTGGGGTTAGCGGTAGCATATTTTTACAGCCTTACGCCGCGCCAGTTCCAGAACACCCTTAAAGGTTTCCTGCAAAATCGGGATGCCGAAAGCCATGAGCGGTGGGAAATTATGCGCTACATCTGGCTTTCAAACTGGACACAGCCAAAACCGGGCACGGCGTTAAGCCCTGAAGTGTTTTTCCCGTTGCCCTGGGATAAGAAAAAAGAAGCTTCGGCATTAGAACCAAATGCCGAAGCTATTGCAGAAAGCCTGGCCCAGTGGGCGGCGCTCGACGCTAAAGCACAGTAGTTTTTCATAATGTGTTTAGGTTATTTTTGAGAAAAGGCGTGCCTGCGGGCACGCCTTTTTTTTATGCGGAAAAGTTAAAACACTTGTCCAATTGACGAGAACCGCGGCATAATGGCACGGTACATTTAGCGCTAAATTAAAAACGCATGGCAGGCAGTCTATCCAGTATAAATATAGGCTTTAAGGTAAACCTTACTGAACTTAGCAGTGAGTTGCAAAATGCAACGCGCCAGCTACAGAGTACGGGCGACAGGATGAAGGGCATCGGCAAAAGCATGTCCCTTTATTTTACTGCGCCTTTGGCTGCTGCCGGTGTTGCAGGTATTCACTTTGCTTCTGATTTTGAGGAAAGCAACAATAAGGTAAGCGTTGCTTTTAAAGAAAGTGCGGCCCAGGTGCAAAACTTTGCAAAAACCGCGCTTAAAAACTTTGGTATTGCAGAGGGTAGTGCCGATGATATGGCAGCCCTGTTTGGTGATATGGGTACCAGTATGGGTTTAACCACGGGCGCGGCTGCAACAATGTCAACATCTTTGGTGGCGCTGGCAGGCGATTTGGCTTCGTTTAAAAACATTGGTATCGACCAGGCCAGTACCGCACTTAAAGGCATTTTTACCGGTGAGACAGAAAGCCTTAAAACCCTCGGTATTGTAATGACTGAGGGGCAACTGGCGGCATTTGCGCTTAGCCAGGGCATTAAAAAGAATATTAAAGACTTTACCCAGGCAGAAAAAGTACAGTTGCGCTACGCCTTTGTAATGAACAATACTAAAAATGCCCAGGGCGACTTTTTGCGTACCGGTGGCGGTGCGGCAAACCAAATGCGGGTTTTTACCGAAAGCATGAAAGAACTGGGCGTGCAGTTTGGGCAGGTTATCCTTCCGGCCTTTACCGGCCTTATTAAATATGTTAACGGGTTTGTGGCCTCTATAAAAGAAATGAACCCTGCATTGCGCACCGGTATTGTAATCTTTGGCGGTATTGTTGCGGCTGCCGGCCCTGTAATATTAATTGCAGGATCTTTAATAACCGCGTTTGCTCAGGTTAGGGCTGCAATTGCGGCGGTAAATTTCGCACCGCTTCTTGCTTCGCTGGGGCCGGTGGCTATTGGTCTTGCTGCGGCTGCGGCGGCATTTTTAATATTTAGAAATCAGTCTAAACCTCTTGTAGATTCTCAAAAGGCCCTGGCCGATGTTACCAAGGAAGCGCAAAAAAACATTGCATCTGAAGTGTTAAGTTTAGGCGCGGTTGTTAAAGTTGCAAAAGATAAAACTTTAGCAGATGCCGCCAGAAAAGAGGCTATAGATAAGCTTAATTCACAGTATGGTATTTATAATGGAAATATCACTTTAGAAAATGTCAATACGGTAAGTGTTACAAAGTCTATTTCCGAATATATAAAAGCAATCCGGAATAAAGCAATAGCCCAGGCTGCACAAAGTAAAGTGCAGGAACTGGCGGCGCAAATGATTGCTATTGAAGAAAAATCGCTATTTGAATACAGGAATACACTAATCAAAACTATTACTGACGTTGAAAGTTTTTTAGGTGTTGAAAATAAAAAATTGTCTACTCAGCTAAAAAACAGGCAGGAGTTAGAAAATTATATAAAACAACAAAAATTATCAACTGATGAGGCTAAAAAGTACCGTGATTTTTATTTGCCTTTGATAAAAGCAAAAGACGCGGAAACGCGGGCCATATCTTCACAGATTGATATGTTGGCTAAAAAAGGGCTTTTAGATAAAGCGGATGTTGTAAATACCGTTTCTCAGGGAACAGCTGTTAAAAAAAATATAGAATATTATGAGGGGTTAATTACCGAACTGGATAATTTGAACAAAACTCTTGATGATCCGTCTGCGATAAAAAAGAATAAGGCAGAGATAAAATTATATCAAAACGAAATTGAAAAATTAGAAGGTACTCTTGGTAAAAAGGGTACAATAGATTGGTATGAAGATCAGATAAAGAAAATACAGGAACTTCAAAATAAGTTTGAAACCACGCCTGAGGCTGTCGCTGCGCTTGAAGAGCGTATTGTTGCCTTCCAGAAAAAAATAGATGCGCTAAAAGGCATCCGCGTGCCGGTTGTTGCAGTTCTGGATACTGTGGCGGCAGAAGGTATTGAAACGCCTAAACCGAAAAGCCAGGGTACTGTTGATGACTATGGCAGTAAAATAGAAGCCCTGCGCGAATTGCAAACTCAGGTTGCCACTACAAGTGAGGCGTATTATGATCTTGAACGTGCCATTGCCGAAACGGAACTGGAGCGCGATATCAAATTTAATTTTCCTACAGAAGAGGTTAATAATTTTTCTACAACCTATAGAAATTTCGGGCAGAATTTTAAAGAGACCGGCAAACAAATGACACAGTCTGCCGCTGAGTTTTCTGAAAGTTTCTCTAAATCATTCCAGCAATTACAAGTCGATGCCCTTGCAAGCTTTGGGCAAACCATTGGGCAAATTATTGCCGGGCAGGCGCAGCTGGGCGATGTATTTAAAGGGCTTACGCAACTGCTGGGCGATTTTGTGGTAAACATAGGTAAGCAATTAATTGCGGTGGGCATTGCTTCGCAGGCGTTCCAGTTTTCGCTTGCAAGTCCGTTAACGGCAATTGCGGCGGGCGTTGCTACTGTGGCGGCGGGTGAGGCTTTTAAGGCGGCCTTTGCCGGTAAGTTTGCCGATGGTGGTATTGTGGGCGGTAGTTCTTTTCATGGCGACCGCCTTTTTGCCCGTGTTAACAGTGGCGAAATGATTTTGAATGCAAATCAACAGAAAAATTTATACAGCGCTTTAGAGCCACGATCATCTGTTAATGATGTTATCGTTCAATTGGCCGGTGGCTTTGAAATTGATGGTAGTTCTTTAAGATTGGTATTAGACCGCGCAGATAAAAAACAAAACAGGTTAGGGTAATGGAAAATCGTATACAAATAACAAACGAAGATAATATGGCGCTTATGGCGCGATATCCTGACAATTACTTTGACCTGGCAATTGTTGATCCGCCTTATGGGATTGGTGAAGATGGCGGAAAAGTTAGGGTAAAGAAGAACAGGCCCAATTCATATTTGTCAAAACCCAAGCATGAAAAAAAAAACTGGGATAAATATTGCCCTGATGATGATTATTTTAGAGAAATGTTTAGGGTTTCTAAAAATCAAATAGTTTTTGGGGCAAATTTTTTTATAAGTATGATGCCGTATGATTCGTCCTGCTGGGTTGTCTGGGATAAGAATATTGGCGGTGATCAAGCTGACTGCGAATTAGCGTGGACTAGTTTTAAAACAGCTGTAAGGAAGTTTTTCGGTCATCCGTTTATTGGTACAAATGGCGGTAAAGACAGAATACACCCAACCCAAAAACCGGTTAAGCTTTACGAATGGCTTTTAATGAATTACGCAAAAGAAGGTGATAAAATACTTGATACGCATTTAGGTTCTGGCTCTATTGCAATTGCGTGTGATAATTTGGGCTTTGACCTTACGGCGTGTGAACGTGATAAAGATTATTACGATGCTGCAATGAAAAGGCTGGTGCAGCACCAGGCTCAAACAACACTTTTCTAATGGCAATAACACTCACTATAAAAATATTACGGGTTCCGCAGGCGGGGCAGGGCTTCCGCTTTACGCTGTATCAAAACGGCGTGGCGGTGGCCTTTGCGTTGCCTGCGGGTGGCAGTGCCCTGAGCGTGGTGCGTACCTTTCAGGTTAGTGCCGGGTTTCAGAGCGAAATTACCATTGGATCTAACGTTAATGCTACGGCAGAAAATGTGCGGGCCAACCTTAATGCGTACTGCCATCCTATTGATACGGCGATTACGTTTGATTATTCCGTTTCGGGCAATACCGTAACCCTGCGCATTGCAGGCCCGGGTGCGCTTGTGGTGGATGATGTTGCTGGTACGCCCGATTTTGTGGCTGTGTATGTTCTGGATGATGACAGCGCGGGCATGGCACCGGTAAATGTAGATTTGTTTTCGATAGAAATTACCGATACCTATACTAACGAACGCACCCTTATTGATGAGTATAGTGAAGCTGATTCATTAAAATTAAACTGGGATAGCGGCGATGATATCTTTTCGGCGTTCATGGCTTCGAGCCTTGCATTTAATATGTTGGTCCAGGGCGGTGCCGATGGACATTTCCTGCATCTTTTAACCGGCGATGAAAAGCGGTACCTGGTGCAATTGCGTAATACCGATGCTGAAGGGTTGGTTACGTTGCTTTGGCAGGGTTTTATTTTGCCTGATTTATACAATGAGCCCTACACCAAAGGCGGGTTGTTTGTGGGTTTTACTGCCAGTGATATGATCGCCAGCCTTAAAGGTAAATACTTTAAGTCCTGGGTGTATTATAACACGTTTAACCTGCCTGAACTTTTAGGCATGATCTTTAAAGAAACGGGCCTGCTGCAGGAAATGTATGTGCGCGTGCCGTTTGTAAATGTTAGCCATGGTGAGGCGTGGCAATGGCGCAATACTAATTTGCTGCTTTCGTGTTTTGCTGAGGGCGATGATTTTAAAGACCTGTATGTAATATTAGAAACGGTTTTAAAGGCGCAGGCGCTGCAATTAGTGTCATGCCGTGGCAAATGGTTGTTAACGGGGTTAACGCGCCGTGGTGAGGCTTCAGGCCTTACAGAAGTGTATTATCCTGACGGTTTGTATAAAGAAACGGTGGATTTGCCGCAGGAATTTATTGAACCCCTTTTTAGTACTACGCCTGAACTTACGGCAGAAACGCCCTGGAAAAAAGTTAATGTAAACTTTGAAACTACGACCGGTACAGATTTGTTTCCGGATGATGTTGTAAAACGCCGCTTTTACAGTACGCGGTACCGTTATGATGCCGATGTGCCTGATATTGTTATGGGGTATATAAATAACCTTAACAATTACTGGAAAAAAGTTGCTGCGCCCATGTGTACCTGGAGCGGCGGGCAGGCACCAAATTTCTTTTACGAATGGAAATTTGAGAATTACCCTTCGTATTATGTTACCGAAGCTGTGGCAATGGCAAACTATTTTGAATGCGTATCTAAACCGTATGTGCGCCGTGGCGACCGCATAAGTCTTGAAATTGAAGCGAAGATTACACACACCTTTACTGCGGTAACGTTAGAGGAATTTATAAAAGACCTGGGCGGCAACAGCGGCGATTACATTAAAAAAATAATGTTGTTCCAGCTTATGATAAACGGGCAGGAATTTTTAAGCAACAGGCCATCGCATGCGCTGCAGGCGCGCCTGCAGTTTACCAAAACATTCGATAGTGAATTGCCGGGGTATGATTCGTACCATTTTTACGTGGCATCATACAAACTGAGTTTTGAATTTGTGGTTCCCCAGGATGGCGAAATTACGCTGCGTTTGCTTCCGGCCTTTGCTGCCACGACTGCCCCCGGTAATTTGGTATGGGGTTACAAAATAGAACCGCAGGTACTGCAATTGCACATGGTAGAAAGTGTTGATAAGCGTGAAGGCGTTGTGGCGGTGCGCCCTATAAATTATACCCGTGAATTTGATATTGATGCCGGCCTTATTGCATCGCCCGATACGTCAATACAAAATAACCTGGGCTATGCGGCGCGGTTTGGCGAACGGGTGTTAACGATCCCGGTTGCTGATTATGATAATCCGGTTAACGATACCCATTACCAAACCATTGAAGCGGAATCTAACAATAATTACATTCCCACACCTGCGGCGGGCACCTACCAGGCGGCGGCTGTGCTGCACCTGCAGCGCTACATTATTGACCAGTTTTACCAGGATCTTATATTCCGCACGTCTACCGGTACAAAACTGGTGTTTTTAGAGCGCCCGGGCGAAGTTATTCCTTACCCTGCGCTGTACACCCGCACTGTTAGCGTTACGCGTTACCTGGCGGCTTACAACGGGTACACGCCCGATGGTTTTGGGCAGCCTTATTTACCGGACGGTTATAAAGAATTGCCTGTAATAACCGAAAGCGACCGCCTTAAAATAATGGTATCGCTTTTTTATGCCGAAGACCGTGGCAAACGCGCCCTGTGGAAAATCTACGGCTTTGATGATGCCACGGCGGCAACGTACCTGCAAACGCTGGCCTATGCCACGCACTGCGTACGGCCCGATACGGCATTTAGTTTTGAGGGGCAGGGGTTAAAGTTGCTTTTCCCGGCACAGCTGCCACAATTTAATTACCTGGGCACGGCCCGCACGTTTGTGCCCACGCGCCTGGAGTTGAACCTTTTTAAGGGTAAAACCAATATTAACATGAAAGAGTGGAAACTTGAACCTTTAAACGATGTGAGTTATGAGTAACCTTTTTAATATAACCGCCCTGCAATACCTGGACCGTGCCGAAATTGAAATTGGGGGCGAATTTCTGGTGCAAAATGTTTTCGGGCAAAGTGTTGTAATCGATGAAGATTATATGTCAAGTGATTCAATTACTGCTTTAAAGAATTTTATGGATCATATCTGGTGGCAAATGGCGGCGGGGTCGGTTATTGTAAAGGCCGATTATGGTTCGCGCCACATCGATTTTTTGCGGTCTTATGTGCGCAATGCTGAAAGTACTGCGGTAACATCGGCCCTGCCTTACGGGCAAAAGATAAATGTACGCTTTGAGTTTCCGGGCTTTACAGAAAACACGTTTGTGGCAGATAATTTTGAGTACGGCATCGGGTTTAAAAACCCTGCGCTGCTGGCGGCCGCGGGCATTGTGGTAACACAGTACCCTGATGATGCGGCCTTTTCGTTTACTAACGATCGCGAATGCCGTATAACCATCGCTGCGCCCGATGATGCCACGCAAAATTACATTGTGCTTTTCCCTATGGAAAACACCACCATCCCTAAATCTGTGTAATGGAAAACAATAAAATACACCAGATCTTATTTCGCCCCCGGCATTATGAACGGGGTGCGCTTCCACCGGTGCCCATACGGGCATCAACAACGCTGCACTTAGCATCAACAACCGAATTATTAGCATCATTAGAAGAATAAATTATGGATTTAAATATATTAAACTACGGGAGTGTTCCAAATGATCCTTCGGCTGATACTGTCCGTGAAACTTTCAGGAAGATAAGCGAAAACGAATCTGTTTTATTTAATAACATCGTTGTTGTTAAAAAAGTGCTCATTCTCATGGATGATACGCCGGAGCAAATTTTGGCAAAAATAAATGCGCTGCCTGCTTATGTGCTTTCGCGGGAAAACCTTTTGATTTTTGAGTGCATTGCATACCAGGACTTTTATAACGGCAAAGTACTTCGGTATCTTATGGTGGGCCGTGGTTTTGACCCTTATGGCGTGGATGGTGTGCAGTTAACGTATAATGATCTTTTGCTTTTAAGTAGTGATGGCGGCAGCGCCGGGGCTATTGCGGATCCTGCAACTGAAACTATAAGTTTTACTACTACAACCAGTGTTTGGCAATGGCTTAATGCCCAGGCTAACGAAATTAACATACAACCGCAAAGCGAAGGTTATACCGTGTTTGATGGTGCTGTTAACGGCGTGGCCACGTCTTACCTCTGGGTAGGCGAACCCGGTGCATATGGTGTGGGAGAACTGCAGAGCGCTGAAGCTGATTTTCAACTGCTGGACCAGGACGTGCAAACGGTGGTTACTGATAAATACGTAACCTTTCGCCTTGCCGAAGGCCAAAGCGCGGAACCTGCCAACCTTGCGCAGATTTTAAATACTAATGTGGGTTTTGGCGGCATTGTGCAAATAGGTGCTTTGCCTATCGTGCGCGGGCCGCTTACTTCGTTAATACTGCTAAATGTGCGCCAGACAATTGATGATGTGCTAACCGTGTTTGTGTATGCGCTTAGCGCGCCTGTAGGGGCGTGGGGTTATGGCGGCAGTACTATTTTACCATCAATGCTAAAATACATTAGCCAAAGGGCGCTAACGGTTGCGGATATCGAAGATGATGTAAACACCGTAACTGTTGATCTTGGAACCCTGACCAGTGATGATTATTTAACGCCGCTTAATAGCGTGGCGCGTGTATTTACTGATGTTAATAAAACCTACTATGCTGTGTATTTATACGATGGCGTAAGTTATACCCAGCGTTTTATTGGCACGCCCGGTACATACGGCGGTGCAGGCACCCCTTTTACATTAGCGATGTTTGCCGCTGGCCCAACCAGTGAAACCCCGCCTTATATTATCCCTACCATGGCCCAGGTGAATGCACAGGGAAATACCATCAATGATGCTGAAACCGGATGGAGTAGTGCTGATGGTAGTCTGTCGGTGCAGTCTACAGGTTTTGTTCTTAAGAAGCCAAATGCAAAAAGGATT